TAATATACATGAATTAAACATACTATCTATTGTGAGTTTATTGTTTTCATTCAATTCTACATCTTTATCATAATAAATCATTCGATTAGAGATTAAATCAATGATTTGTTCTTGACCATCATTTTCTCCTATCACTACAAATTTTTTCGCTTCTTTTTTTCTTGATTTTTTTAAATCATTAAAATATTTTATTATTTTTTGTTTTCTTAGACCATCGGATTTCATAACTAAATTCATTGTTTTTCCACCTAAGAAGTTCATTATATCATTATCTTGTTTTCTTGATCTTCTAGGATTTTTCAATTTATTTGGATCCACTGATCTAGTTACATTAATTTGAACTTCTTTAATACTGTCAATATGTGATAGATTTTCTACTTTTGTACCATTTATAATAACAGATAATGTACTTCCAGTAGTTGCTAATTCTTTATTTATAAATAGAGTTAAATCTTTTGGTGTAATTCCGCCTCTATTACGAGGTATAATCACCAAACCTGTGGAAGGACACAATAATATTACTGTGTCTGTTGTAAGTCCTTCATTTGGATCTTCGCCATACTCTTCTCTTCCTTCTTTTACTTTTACATCAATTTTACTTACAACTGCTAATTTCGTAGTATTAACCTTTGACAAACAAAACACCCAAACTTCAGTTTGTTCATACATAAATTTTTCCAATCTATTAATTCCAATATGAACTTCTTCTGTAATTTTTGTAAAGTCTACATCATTACTAATTTCTTTTAATGTATTTTCAAAATATTCATTGATATGGGTATAATCATTTTCTTCCCAATCATTATTTTCAAAGTATAATCTGAAATAATCATATGTCTTCTTAGTTTTTCTTGCCATTTCCCCTTACCTCTTTCAGTGTGTATTTAACAATATTATACATTTTACACAATAAAGTAGAAAGAGTTTATTTATAAAAAGCGCAACTAACATCAGGGAAGGACATTAGTTGCTAATACACACTTATATTATACCACATATTATGAGTTGATACTATTAGTAGATACTAATTAAAGACAAAAAAATAACCCCATCACACAAAGTGACAGGGCAAGTTAATGGTTATTTATATATGAAAATTCAGCACAATATAAGTGCTTAAATATTATAATATTACACTTTAGGTATTAAATCAATTAAATAACACCCTGTAATATGTAAGGTGCGTTCAAATCACTAATAGGACTTTATATTAGGAATCTCACATCAAGAATGCAAAAATAGAAGATTCTTGTTAGTTATTTATTGCCACAGTTTTTCCCTTTAAACAAAAAATTCCAACTAAATAGTTAGTAAATTTTAACTTTCTATTAACTATCACAAAATTAGACACATTTTTGTCACATTTAATAAATATACAAAAGTTACACTAAGATATGTATGAACTATCATTAAATATGGCTAAACATTCGATTTTTAGATAATTTATTAAATTATAGAACTTAAGAATATTTTTCTAAACAAAAGAAATTAAAACATACCCTTGAATTGGTATAAGCATGAATATATACTACAAAAGTTATTATTTTAAGGAGACAAATTATGAAAAAATTAAATTATGTATTTTGGTTGAGTTTATTAGCTTTTATAACTATTATACCAGTGATTTGGGAAGGTCAAGGTTTATTAGTTATTATATTTACGGGATTAATGCTTCTATCATTTTATTTCACAATTGTATATTCATATAATATGGTTGTTTCTTTTTTTGGTTTTAAAAACATAAAAAGAGATTATCTCATTAAACAAGATAGAACTAAGTTTTTAATTTTAGTTGCTGCTCATAATGAAGAAAGTGTTATTAGAGAAACTATTAGAAATCTTAAACAAATTAATTATGATAAAAATTTATATGATATATGCATAGTTAGTGATAATTCTACTGATAATACAACACAAATAGCTTTAAATGAAAATGTACTTGTTGTAGATACTATAAAAAAAGAATTTGAACGTGAAGGTGTTGGTAAACCAGCTGGCATTCAATATGCACTCAGAAAATTAGGATTTGAAAAAGTAAAACGTGAATATGACATGATCATGGTCTTAGATGCTGATAATTTTGTTAGTAAAAATATTTTAAAAGAAGTTAATTCACAATTTATTACTAAAGGAAGACCTACAGCTATTCAAACTTATCTTGATAGTAAAAACTACTCTAAATTTATGAGTTTAGCCTACTCAGTTGTATTTTGGACAAACAATAGATTTATGCAATTAGCAAAATATAAATTAAACTTACCTAATTCCATTGGAGGTACTGGATTTTTTGTAAAAACAGATTGGCTAATTGATAAAGGAGGCTTTAAGTTTGATTCACTTACAGAAGATTTAGAAATGGAAATTGAGATTATTAACGATGGTGGTCGTATATTATGGAATGACCATGCTTATATTTATGATGAAAAACCAGAAAAAACAAAAGTGAGTATGATACAAAGACATAGATGGATAAAAGGACATTGGTATGTTGCCTTCAAACAAATTTTACCTTTAACTAAAAGATTTATTATGACATTGAATATTAAATACTTAGACAAAATATTTTTCTTAATGAGTATGGGTAAAGCATTTCATATACTCTTAATAGGTTTAGTACTCATCATTAATATTATATTATTAACCCATCATCACATGATGGTATCAACTTTAGCAGCATTGAATATTTTAGGTGCATTGCATTTACTAAATGATTACATGTTCTATATTACAGGACTAAATACATTACTAATCATTTATAGTTTCATAATATTGCCTTTGTATAGTGTGTTTGCAAAAATTAGAAATATTAATCCGATTAAAGTTGTATTATCGTTACAATGGTTTATGTTAACTGATTTTATCGTACAATTATTCGGCCTGTTTACATGGCCAAACCAACAGACTTGGATCAGAACACCGCACTCTAAAATTAGCATAGAAACAAGCGAAGAAGCTTATCAAACACCAGGTACCTATGAACACGAAAATCAACCAGCTATAACTGTACCTAATAGTGGTGAAAGTGCTAACTTAAATTTAATTAAACCAAAAAAATAAAAAACAACCCTACCTAGTTTCCGCTAGATAGGGTTTAATAATGTACGACGGTTTACTTTTAAGAAAAAATATTCGAATTATTTTCTTTATTTCCATTTAATTTTGCCGTACAAATTTTTCTCATTCTTAATCTTCTCTTTTTTATCTGTCACTTCACCTAATGTCGTATAGAAATAGCCTGCTTTAGGATTAGTTGGATATTTAAATTTTGCCCACCAATATCCGTCGTATTTAGTTACACTTACGAAATCCACCCATTGACCTTTTTTAATCCAATCTGATTTAGGTACTTGTTTACCTTTTAAGCCATATGACTTCCTAACCTTAATCGTTGTATTCGCTGTAAATCTACCTTTCCAAGCCCATGTAATCTTTTTACTCTTGCCTGCCGGTGTACCACCTATTGGCTTGCCATTGATACCACTAGCAATTGCTTTAGTGAACGATTGTAAATTCTTCTTGATATAGTCCATATCTTTCTTACTTGTGATAAATCCTAATTCAACTAAGCGATAGTTAATATTTTGATTATAAGCTACGTTAACGTTAAGTATGTCATTTCTAGTTGTTATACCCCTAATTGTACCTACAGTGTCCTCTAATGCTTTCTGTATACCTTTATCAATGCTATCAGCTGCATAAGCATTTTTGATAACGTGACCACCACTAGCACTCGCACTTGCTGCATCTAAATGGAACTCAATTACTGCATCTGGTTTAAGTGTATTTTTAACCCAATACAAGCCATACTTCTTCGTATCGCCACGATTATATCCATAAGCCGTATCTTGATACATATCTTGTTTTTTGTCGTATAACGTCACGGTATGACCTGCTGAACGTAAGTATTTAGCTACATTATCAATAATATTCTTACGGATAAAGTCACGTTCGTTTGTTCCATTACCAACTGCGCCTGGATCGTTATATCCATGACCAGCAACGAGTACAAATTTCTTCTTAGTTACAGTAGCTTTAGGTTTCACTACACTTGACACTTTCTTAACTACTGATGTTGATTTAGCGTAATGTGGACGAATGAACCACATAGGGAAGTCATAAGTATGCCAACGCCTAGTTGCTTTTTCCCAACCTGGTTTACCATTTACCCAACCACCACCTAGCCAATTATTCTCTATAACTTGAAATTGCGATAAGGTCGCTTGTGTGACAACTGCAACGTGACCACACCCTTCACCGTAATTACCATTCCAAACAACTAAGTCCCCTGGCAATGGTAAGAATGACGGTGTGTTTTCATATACTGTCGCATAACCTTTGAAATTATTATCTTTAGGTATGTCTTTAGCATATAAACCATATAACTTACGACCCGTTACATAATACCAATACTTGTTAGCAACATCATAACATTGATAGCCATATGCTAAGTCAAAATCAACAAACGTACCTTCCATTGCATTGATATATTTAACCGACTCTGCTTGTGTCTTCATTTGTTCACCTCATTAAAAAAGGATGACCCATAATTGAGCCACCCTAAAATATTTTATTTGTTTGTTAAACCGTCAATTGGTTCTTCCGTAACTGGTGCATAACCTGTAGCTTTAGCCATTTTCTTTTGTGCCTTATACTTGTTCGTTTTCTCTTGACCCCATTTAGCCTCTTTAGTGAAGTTGTTATTTTTCCACCATGCAACTAATGAAACAATTCCCGTAATAACTGTACTGATTGTCACTTCATCCACTGGTATAGGAGATATGCCATTTAATGCTAATGCTTGGTTTACCCACACCATAATTAATAATATTGTTCTTACAATTGTACCTGTATCCATTTAAATTCCTCCTTAGAAAAATACTTGTGCAAACGCTAAAGCCCCAACAATAACAGTTCCTAATGTACCGATTATTGCGACCCATAACTGTATGTTGCCTTGTTTACGTTCTGATACTGAATGTTCAATATCATCTACACGTTTAGTAGTCGTTTCAACATTAAATTCTACATTTTTAATACGATCATTATATCCGTCCATCTTTTCATCAATTGATTCTAAAATATGGTTTGTTTTCTTGCTCGTTTCAGTTAATGCTTGCGTACTAATTGACAGGGTGTTTATAGTAAGTTTTAAATCATTGTGCAATTCCATATGTTTGCTATCAACATCTTTAATACGACCTGTTAGTTTGCTTATATCAGCTATATGGTCAGTTTTTAATACATATCTATTTTCGTCTGGCATAAATCTCTGCACCCCCGAAAAACGCAATCACACCACATACTGCAGATAACGTGGCAAACTGCATAGGTGTTAGCCAATTAATCGCATTGAATAAACCTGCGCTTGTCATCATTAAATACATGAACGAACATGTCACGCCTCCTAAAAACAATGACCAATGAAAAAGGCGATTACGTTTAGGTATCAACCAACTTGAATAAATCAAAAATAAACTTGATATTGCCATCAATATTCCCCACACCCAAATAGGCATAAATTGATGTAAGGCTTTATAAAATTCTGAATCGTTTAATACCGTTTCTTGTTGAATAGCAAAGAACAAACCACGCCATAAGCTAAACACACCTAAGCCAAACAGTAGCGTGCTTGAAATCATTTCTGGTAAGGACATCTTGTTCATACAACACCCACTCTCTGTAATTTATTTATATAAAAAAGACACTGAAATTAATCAGTGCCTTGAGTTAGTTCTTTTACGATATTTTCTAATTCACTTATTCGTTCATTTAATTTTTCGATATCGTCATTTTTTTGTTTAGGTTGTTCTTCGTTTTCTATATAGTTATCGTTTAATACGATATGGCTATCTATATATTTGTAGAGTTTAGGCTTAAACATTTCTCTGAAGTTAGTGGGTATCTCTTTTACTTCAACGCCATTTTCAAACCCGCCAACAACTGCGTAATTCGTAATTTCATTGTTACTGTTTAAAAGTATTTGCATTATTTACGCACCCCCACAATACGAGTTATCGTAATTTTATTAGCACCAGCACCAGAACCAGTTAAATTGCCTAAATCGAAATATACATCATTTGTAATGGTCAATTGTGTTCGAGTTGTTTTAGTGATACCAATTTCATAAATAGCACCACCGTTACCGTTTGCATCGAGTAGATTAATTGGTGTCAAACTAATTCTTGAAGTACCGAATGGGTTGCCTACATCATTAAATAGTCCACCAGGAAATGTGCCATAAAAATGAAGAACGATGAAATTATCTAACGTTTCATTTAAATTAATGGTCGTTCCTACACCATTTGCTGTACCTTCGAATAATACATTCGTCTTTTTATCCACTAAATCTTTAGCGTATACTTTAGCGTTTGACTCTGCTACGTTTGCCTTAGATTGTGAGCCTGTTGTTGTTTCTAGTGGGTTATTAGAATCTCCTAATATTATTTCTTTCCAACCTCTATCTTCACCCTTATGAATATGTTTTTTAAACATTCGACCGTCGTAACTTGTGATAGCAAAAATTTGTTTAACATTGTCATATGCAGTAGTAACGTCAACATTCCAATATTGACCATTTTCATCTTCACCATATGGAGCGTTTTTCATTTTCCACATTTGATAATTTCCTGTAGATAATGTTATAGGGTCTGTATTTGACAATCTAATTCTATCACCATTGTCGTTCATGAGTTTATACTTTTGCCAATTACTACTTTGACCTGTTGTAACTAAGCCACTACCTTGAACTGCTAAATCAAATTCTTCTTTCTTACTATCCATTTCAGCTTTATCATTATCAAACTTTGTAGAATACTGATTACCTTTTGTTTCAAGTTCTTGTAGTTTGTTTGACACAAGTGTGTTGATTTCTTGAATTGAAGTTGATCTAGCGATTTCAATATCAGATAAGCCTTGTTCTTTAGCTTGGTTGATAAGTGATACATAATCTTCAGCGTTAGCCATACTATCATTTATCGCAACCATTCTTTGGTTAACTTGTTCAAGTAGTTCATCAAATTCAATAATGTATTGTAATGATGTTTCTGCACTGATTTCACTTACAATAGATTGTTCGATTTTAAACGTCAATATACGTTCTGCTACAATTACCTCTGAATTACCTTTCTCTGCAACATACACTTGCATGGTAACCGTACCTGGTCGTTTTAATAAGTCGTTAGGTACATTTACTTCAAATTGACCATTGATATCGTGTTCAGTAAAATCTAGTGTAGTCTTTACGAATGATTTGTCACTATGACTAAATGCAATATGCCCTAATACATTCTGTTCGCTTAACAATAATGGTTTGTTTTTTTTCGTCACATTAAATTTAAAAACTGCCGAATCTCTGTCAGCAGTTGAAAAGGCTATATTTAAGTCTGAACGTGATTGATACTTCGCTGTATTTTCTAGGTTAATGATTGCTTGTTTATTTAAGTTACTCATTAGTTTATAATCTCCCCTCTGTGTAACGTCCACGGACCATAATTCGTTTTACTATTGTAGTTTTTAATTAGTATTTCTGTGTTAGCGATTAGGCTCGACCTTACTAATCTGTGTACAAAACCACCTGTATTTGAAGCTTCAACATACAAACTCCAACCTGCAACTCCTTTACGGTCAATTGGGAAATCAGATAATCTGTTCGTATCATCTGTCGTCAAATAAAATGACATACCGATAATATCAACATCTGATAATTTATTAATAAATGATGGTAATCTTTCGCCTTTACCACTGTTTTTAGGAATGTAATTCCAATCAGTTGCGTTACCTGTTTCTGACGCAATACGTTCAAAAGTCATCATGTTTCTAGCTGAACTGTTACGTGTGAGAATTTGTCTTACACTACCAGCAGTTGTTGTTGGTAACACATCTAAATACCAACCTGCGTCACGCCATTCACGAGGTAAAGGGAAATCATCTATTTGTACAGTGTGATTCGTATATAAATAGTAATGACCAGGTTCTGTTAACTGAATTAAGTTTGTGAGTGTAGTTGGGACCATAGGCAATGGTTTTACACGTCCGCCAGTGTCGCTCATGATAAATGGTGTACTTCTTGATGAAAGTTGTTCTAACATGCCTCTTTGACCAATCATAAACACTCTATGTGTACGGTTACCATCTCCACCAACTGTCACGCCTAGTAATAATGCTTTTTTACCTGTGTCACGATCATAATACATTTGTAAACCTTCTGCCTCTGCAAAGTTACCTGCAAACGTTCCGTCGTAACCACCATAATCAGCGTTCACTTGATAAATCTGTTTACCTGTGTTGGCATTAAATGCTGTAATGTAGTTAGGGTTTTCTGGTTTACTATCCCCCGTATACCAATAAACGATATCATCAGCAAACGCCACACCTTGCATAGGTTGTCCTGTCGTGCCACTTGTTAAACTCATTGGAATATTGAACTTATGAATAACATTATCAACTTTATTGTCGATATCCTGTAACCTTCTGATTTCCACATAATTTAAGGTATCGTAATATTCTTCTTCCTCACGTTGAATCGATGTAGGCTCAATCCTAAATAAGATAAGTCCTTCTTCTTCGTTAATAACAGGTGTGATATACGGACGTTCTGGGTGTCCTGTGAACACATCTTCCATACCATACGATCCATAAGTGAATTGAACATTCGGTCTATATTTGAATCGAACTAATGTATTTTGGTTATTGCCATTTTTAATAAATGAATATATCCAAAGTTCATCGTCTATATAACGATAACCATTGTGCGTACCATGACCACCACCAATAACAAGTGAACTATCAATATATTGTCCGTTTGGTCTTAATCTTGTAAGCATATACCCGTTACTTCTTGCTTGTGTCATATAGACAATACCTTTACGGTTATCAAACCAAAACGACTGCATAACTGCGTTTGTTAGTGGTGCTAATTCTGTTACGAATAAGAACTCTTGTTTGTCTGGTTCAAAGCGATATTCTAAATCTAATACTTCTTTAGTTGCTTGTTGTACAGATGACAAGACTTCTTCTTTATCAATGCGTGTGCGTTCTTGCCAATCATTGATATTATCTTTCAATGTTTCAAATTCTTCACCAAACATGTTCACCCTAGCTTGTACAATCTCATTAGCACTATTGTTACGTGGCGCTAATACCAATCTACTTATTTGGCTTTGTAAGTCTTTGTTTATGTCTTCTTGGCTCTTAGCGCCCTGTTTAATCTGTCTGGTTGTATGTGCGTTGTCGTCTTCTGTTTTGTGTTTATTGAACGCTAATTCTTGTTGATTGATTGCGTCTTCTGTACGTTGTGCATTTGTCATGATTTGACCTCTTGTGACATTGCCTGCCATTACATCTAAACTTTTAATCAGATTGACCATTTATTAGATCCCTCCCATATAATAAGGCGTTACACCTAACACACCGTCATTAGAAACAGTTAGTAAATAACTGCTACCATTTGGTGCGTATAGTACAACGCCTTGTGGTTTTATATAATTGTCATATTTGTATTTATCACTGGCACTTATAATACCGTCTTGGATATTACCTTCAGCGTCATATGTGTTCGCATAGGTTTTACCTTGCACATATTCCCAATGTGATTCCACATACTTTTCCTCGCCATCTTCAATAAATCTAACAACTTCCTTCATTCCAATACACTTCCTATCGTTTCAGTCGTAAATGGACTACTCATATCCCTTGAATATAACTTATTGATTTCAGCTGCTTGATAATTAAATTTGTTATCTTGCGCACGTAATCGTTTATTCAATGCTTGTTGAATTTGAACCATGTCTTTTATTTCATTACTGAACGACACTTCAGCAATCGTATTTGTGAAAGGGTGTCCTTTTGTTATACTTACAACTTTCAATTCAGTGTTAAAGCCCATTAATTCATGCACAAAAATAACAGTATCTCTTGGTCCGATACTGTCATAACTAATATAGTTCACAGTTAATTCTGTTTTAGGCGTGTCTTGTAATTGACTCATTGCCCAACGCTTCAACTGATTCACATTACTAATTTGGTCATTTGTCACTGTGTTTGCATAACGCAGACCATACTTTTTAGCTTGTGGGGACACATATTCATAAACTGCTTTATATGCTTTATCGCCTATTGTATTAGCAATTAAATTTAATACTGTTGATTTTTCTGTACCTGCATAGAATCTTGACTTCTTACCTGTTGGAGGTTTATGCACAGGATCATCACCTTTAAACACAAATTCAACAGTGTGTCGCCCTTTAGATAAACCTTTAATTAAATCAATTGTTTCACTTGATGAAGATTTAGCCCAACATGATTTAGTGCCTAAACTATTACCATCAACAAATGTTTCGAACAGTCCACCTAATGGACCTTTTTTAATTGTGTGTCGAAGTGTTTCATCTCCAAATTTACACGTAATCACATAAGATTGCTTAGCACTTGGTGTTTCACTATAATAACTACTTTCCTTTTTAAAACTACTTGAATATGTCAGTTGTGGCGTTTTAATAGGACTGTAATTTTTCGTTTCACTCGCAGAATACTTTTTACCATAAGCTTTTATTGCTGTTCTTAATTCTAACGTACTAACACTCGCTGATACATTATCCGTATTATGTTTATAACGGATAACATTTTCTGTTGGTTGGTAGAATACATCTCTTTTGTAAAAGCCTATTTCATCATCTTTAGGGTAAATAATATAATCAAATAATTCAATACCATCATTGATTGCCTCAATACCATTTTTACCACCCAGTTCATCAATCTCTACTTTTTCAGTAAATGAACCGTATATCTTATATTTAAATTTGTGTTGCGTCTTTTGATTAGCAAACACATATTTCAAATATTCTTCTAACGTGTAAGATTGAGTAGTTTCTTCTGTTGAATCTTCATCATCTTTACGGTTCGATTCGACATAATGATTTTGAAACTCATACATCGTGTGATGTGCGACAACCTCAACAGATACGATATTACCTTCTGCCTTAGGTGTTGTTTGTTTAATCACGTATGTTTGACCTTGAAAAATGATAAAGTTCTCACATATCAACATGTCATACTCGAAACGATTATCACTTGTTCGATATACTGTGAATGTTAAAGAGGAGGATTCATTTAACACGTTTTCATCTTTGAAACCTCCATAATCAACACCACTTAAATTTTCACATATGGTCTTTTCAAAATTCATCACGGCTAAGTGGTCATGTTCATTCATGTTATCACCCTACCTATAAATAAAAGGGAACTTGAACAACACTTTTTGTGAAGTCACGTCCCCTTTTATCTTAAATTCATTTTTACCAGGTGCTAAAGTAATAACACCTCTATTGGTGTCTATGCCAACTTTATTTTGGTCACGATAAGCATGTATGCCACTTAACACAAAATCAATATTAGATGTTATCGACTTATTATATTTGAATACATCACCTGTCGTATAGTTAACAAGTTCAAAACCATTTGTCGCATTGACATTTAAAAGTATTTGTAGTTGATGATGAATATTACGTGGATCAATTGTATCAGTTGAACCATTCCATATAGTGAACTGGTTTGTTTCATGTTGATACTTGGGTGTAAAGTCTAAAGGAATACCATTATCAAACATCCAATTTGATTCAAATAAAAATTCATCGTCAGTTGTATTGACTGATTCTGAAAAACCTTTGTAACAGTTAAACTCAACATTAATTTTATAGTGTCTTATTGTTTCTCTTTCAAAACTAATTTGAGCCGTATCAACTGCATACTTTAATCCAGGCAACTTGCTATGAACAATATAATATGGATTTCTTCTGTTAAATATTGATCGTATTGATTGAGTGTATAAATTAACATCAATTGAATCGTAACCTGTATATCTAAAAGTTAAATTTAAGGGGAAACTATCAAAATTAATTACGGATGGCATATAACCATCCGTACCTTTAATCTCAATTTTTTCATTTTTAGGATTTACTGTTGGTATTTCATATGAAATGAACTCTAATCCTTCCTTATCTGTAACATTAATAATTTTATTTCCATCTATAATTTTTACCCAATTCTTCTTACAACTCATTTAGACACCTCCTGCAAATATAGATGAACCGTTTAGATACGCTTTGTGTTGAGTGCTATTTCCTAAATGAGATGAAGTTGACTTAGAAATTTCTTTTCCATCTAGGTATACGTTAGTATCTTTGTTAGCAATTCTATTAGTATCATTATTATTAATCAGCTGTAGACTGTTACCTTCATTGATTGCTGCAATAATTCCACGAAGTAATTCAGCATCTTCAGAGAATCCAAGCATTTCTCCTGTTCTATCCCAAATAACTTTACTTCTTGCTTTCATTGAAGGGTCGTGACTAATTACTGATTCACTAAAGCCACCTTCTGCCAACCACGCAATTTCTGGAGAGTTGATAATGCCACCACTTGCATAACCATGACCATGACCAATAACATCTAGTAAACTGCTTCCATATGTTTTACTTGCATAGTTCATTCCTGCCACTAAGTTGTGTAATGGATTCCAAATGTCACCCATACCTTTACCTTGATTGGCTTTGAAAGTGCCAGGTTTAACTTGTACAAGCCCCATTGCATTTCCGTCAGCTAGTCCGTCGTTACCACCCATTGCTCTAGCATTTCCACTTGATTCTGTTTGAATTTGTTTCATCCAAGCATTGATATATTTCTGTGTAACAGGTAATTTAGCAATTTTCAGTGCAGTTCTAATAGTATTTAACCAACCACCTCCACCAGATTTACCACCTTTGCTATTTAAGAATTTTACTGGATCTTTGGTATTTCTATTAGTTAAAGCATTTGCTGCTGGGTCTTCTATTTGCGTGTGTAAGTGAGCGCCAGTTGTATAGTGACCACTGTTACCTGTTTTCGCGAACGTTTCACCTTGCTTAATTCGTCCGGTCTTCAAAACTTTTTCTAAGTGGAGATAGTATTGAGCAACTTTACCACTTAATATTTGAGCGATTGTACCTCCACCGAAATCACTTTGCGCTCTGACGATACCACCAGTTGGTGCTTGTATCTTTTCATAACTGTGTGGTGTATCAATACCATAATGACGTCCACCATTAATTGATAACGGATAACCTGGTAATGGTTTATTTGGACTGTATCCAAAACTAACACCGTGTTTTAAGATGCTAGAACCGTCAACATTTCCGTAACCACCAGCTTCATCGAACCAACTCATTACTTTTTTAACTAAACCTTTCTTAAGTCCAGCAAAACCATGTTTCATGAAACTACCATATACGCCTTTTATACTAGAGAAATCCACACCAAATTTATCTAGCGCAATTTGTACTAATTTACCCGGGTTTTCAATGTAGTCCCATACTTCTAAAGCTTTTGATGTGGCTTTGCCTGCAAGTTCTCCACCTTTTTTAGCAACAGTTTTTACAGTAGCATCTGCCGTGGCTTTCGTGATTGCTTTTACATTATCGAAACCTTGTTCAAATGCTGATTTCTTATTATTAGTTTGTTTTTTAGTTGCTGAACCTGCACTAAATCGAGGTATTCCACCATACATATTTTGTGTATCTCTACCATTAATCACTTCCATACCTTTTCTCAATGGAAGTACTACATTACGACCTTTAGGTGCAAACAACGAACCGTCTTTATCTCTGATTAATTCTTGATGACCGTTTGGACCTTTTCCGTTGCCTGGTCCTTTATCGTTAACCATTGCTAAAGTATCTTCTTGCAACTGACCTTTAGAGTTTGTTTTAACGCTATTACTTCCACCAGTACCAGTAGACAATTTAGCTATTTTATCTTTGATTAACTTTTTATCCATTATCTTTTTAGATAACCAGTTAACACCATCAATCATTTTATTTAGTCCTGAAATTGCACCATTAGCAATTCCTTTACCAACTTTACTAGCAGCTGATTTAAAACCACTTACTGATCCAGATAAGAAGTTTTTAAGTTTATCTATCCATGATTTACCTTTGTCATACATAGCTTTAAAACCATTTACAACATTATCTCTTGCACCATGTGCTAAACTTGTCACCCTGTTTTTAATATTCGTAAAGATATTTTTAGCACTCTCAAACAATCTACCGAATATTTCTCTAGAACTTTTAGACATTCCTGAGAACTTATTACGTACGTTAGTCCAAATATTTTGTGCTAAATTAGTAATGAAGTTTTTCATTCTCGTCCACAAATCACGAGAATATTTAGATAAACCACTAAAAATATTTCTCGTAGATTTACTTAATCCAGTAAACTTATTGCGTATGTTATTCCAAATTGACTGACCTAAAGAAGTGATTTTATTCTTTAATGACGTCCATAAATTACTACACCATTTAGATAAATTCGTGAAAATTCCACGTACCGATGTAGATAAACCAGTAAATTTGGTGCGGACAGAATTCCAAATTGATTGTGCAGTTTTACCGATGAAGTTTCTTATGAACGACCAACCTTTTACTACTACACCACGTAATAAACCTAGTCCAACTTTAACGACTTTAAGTATCTTGCCGACAAACCATAATTGAACTAAATTCCACGCTAAAACAACTGCGCCTTTTAGAATTTGAACGATACCCTGCCATACGCCTTTCCAATTACCAGTAAGTAATGAAGAAAATACTTTGATGATACCGAGTATAATATTTGTCGCACCTTGTATCACGCCTTTTATGTTCTGCCAAACGGATACAATCAGTAATCTTATGGCTGGCCACAAAATTTTCATCAAATTCCAAATTAGCGTCATGATTGGTTTTATCACGTTACCCCAAATAAATTTGAATGTTGTAGAAATAAAACTACCTACATTTCGTAAAGCAGTCATTATTTCAGTACCATTTTTAGCCCAAAATGAACTAATTTGAGTGCTAATAGATTTAGCGAAAGTACTTATTGCGTTAACAACTTGATAGAATGTAGTTTTAACTTTTGTAGCAAAATTAGTAAGTCCAACAACTACATTAGGAGGTAATATCTTACTTAGTGTTATAACGCCGTCTTGACCATTTCCTTTAAATAATTGGAAAAAGCCTTTGATGATATTTCCTATCGTAATAAATGTTTGTTTAACGCCATTAAGTGCAGCATTAACGATATTTCTGAATGTTTCAGACTTCTTATAGGCGACGACAAATGCTGTACCTAATGCTATGACTCCTAATGTTATCCATCCAACAGGTCCAGTTAGCGTTCCTAGTATTGCGCCTAGTTTAGGGAATACTTTAGTAATACCGATTATTGCACCTTCTGAACTTTTAGCAGCAGTACTAAATTTAGCAAAGAATTTTAAGAACTTGCCAAATGGTCCAAATATAGCGCCAATTATTCCTGTTAACTTACTGAATATCATTAAGACAGGACCAAGTCCAATAAGTATCAATGTACTCCATTGCATAATACTTGCTATTAGTTTTTGAGTATTCTTATCTAAACTGTTATACCAATTAACAATACCTTTGATTCCGTTAACAACTTTATCAAGCACTTGACCTAGTGTTTCTCCCCACTTAGCGGCAGAACCTTCCATTCCGTCAATAGCAGTAGTTAGATCATTCATTAAAGGTTTCATCTTACTGAAGAAACCTCCACCTTTACCACCAGCATCTAAGAAACTAGCACCAAGTCGTCCAACTGCTGCCCACATGTTAGCAAGAGATGCAGTAAAGGACTTTTGTCCCATTTTTTTAGCTGCGCCACCGATATTTGTTTCGATAGCATTTAAGAACATCTTACTTGAAATTTCTCCGTCACTTGCCATTTTAAATACTTCATCAGCAGTAACGCCTGCTTCCTTAGCAATCCATTGATAAATAGGTATACCACGTTCAGAAAGTTGTTGTAACTCTCCGTTATAAGCTTTGTTCGAAGTTTGGACTTTGTTAATAATAGAACCCATTTCGCCCATGCTTGAACCTGCTATTGCAGCAGCATCGCCTGTTAAACTTAAATATCTAGTAAGTTCTTTACCTGGTTTAATTCCAGCTGCAACTGCACTAGATGCAGTCGTCGCTGCTTCACCTAATCCGAATGACGTTCCTCTAACTGATTCTAAGGCGTTATCCATGATTTTTTGAACACTTTCACTACTATGTCCTAAACCATCTAACTTAGCTTTAGCATTATCAATCTCAACTAAACGCCCAAAACCTTTACCAATGGTTATACTTGCTAAAGCACCACCAGCTATCATTGCAGGCTTTGTAATTTTGTTTGTAAGGTTACTACCTACTTCTTCTGATTTTTTTGATATATTAGTGAAAGTTGAACCAACCTTTTCAAACCCTTCGCCCGTTTTGAACACTCGATTCATTCCACGAGTCATATTCTTTTCGATATTTCTTGCTGCACGATCAGATGCTTTTTCAATATCGTTGAGACGATTAGCAATAGCAGTAAATGCCGAATCCATGCCGCTTTGATTAGCGCTAAATTTGGCTTGCAACTCTTTAATAGTTGCCATAAGACCCCTCCCTTCTTTTATTTATTTTTTAATTTACATATTTTGTTCAGCACGTTTTCTAGCTTCAATTTTCTTTTGAACTCTTTCGTTCCATTGATATTTCTTTTTAGGACTTGAAGATTTTTCAACTTTCTTTTTAGGCTGAATATCTTTCAAGAACTTCTTAACATTTTTCATATCGTCTTTCGACTGAGGATTACTATTCAACATTGCAATGAAATTCATATAGTAATCTGCTTGCTCTTTCTCTGCTTTGCGTTCTTCGTTTTCGAAATGTGTCATTAAATAAGCTAGTAACTCACTAAAAGGCGTGCTTAATACTTCGTCACGCCCTCCGAGTTCTTTACTCAACTTGTATATGACGACTTCTTCTAATTCGATGTCGCTGGCATTGTTGCTGACATTACTTCGTCCTTCGTTTGTTCCTTCTTCGGAAACAGAACTGCCAACACCATTGAGAAGGAATCTTTTGACTTTTTTAATCGTTCGATTAATTTCGGAATATCATTAACTTCGATTACTGCATCTATAATGTCTAAGAACGTATAAACGTTTTGTTGACCGATTACATCAGCATTAATGTTAGATGCTTGAGAAATTAAGTTTTGTAATGAATCTGGTGCGTTCTCTAACACGATTTCAAAAGAACCTAATACATCTTTAAAGAATTGAGCGCCTGCTCGTTTAAACGCCTCTGAACCGTCATATTGAAATACATTAACTTTATCATCATCACTTTTAGCTTTTTCAAGTGCTTCTTCATAAAGTCTTCTATTTTCTTCATTGATTTCATTACGTTTCGCAAAGAATGTATCTACTGCACTCTTTAAGTGATCGTTTGTATTAATATCTTTAACTAATTTATTTAGTTCTCTTGATACTCTTTTAATTTGAAGAATATTCATTTCTTTGATTTCAACGTTTTCAGTTACTAGTTTGTTTCCTTCATATGTCTTGATTTCTACTTGTGCCATGTGTCATTTCTCCTTTGATATATAAATTAAAAAACAAATAAAAAAGAGTGAGGTTATCCCTCACTCTACTTATCCTGCTGGTACTTCTTCTGCACCTTCTACTAGTTCATCTGGATCTTGTCCGATATAGAAGTAGTTATTCGGTTTATTGGCATCTGCGCAATCTTTAGGGAACATTGCAAATTCCATCTCGTAGTTACCTTGCTCATTTGCAAATGATTTTGTCATACCACTTGAGTTTGCGATTTTATGAATAAAGATATCTTCTGAAGTATCGTCTCCCATTTGTCGTGGGTGAATTCTTAATGTTCTAGCACCTTCTCTAAGTGATGCTCCAATAGGTGCATCTGTAACTGATACGACTTTACCGTCTGCTTCAAGTGAAATAGTTCCACTTAATGTTTTACTAATTAAATCTAATGTTGCTTTCATTGCGACAATAGTCACTGTTCCATTCCAACCAACTACAACTTGGTCATAGTTTGTATTACCGAAGTCTGGTGAATTAATATCTTCTAATTCAGGCTCTAATTGAACTTCCCCTCCATCACCTTGTAGTAATGAACCATCTTCACACATTTTTCCGTCAAATCTCGTTTCAGTCGGTAAACCTTCATCAAAAATGAAGTCAGCCATACCAAATTCATAACTAATTTTTTCTTGTGGCATTATAATTCCTCCTTAAATTTGGGTATTAAAAAAGCACTTATTCGCAATAAGACAAAATAAGTGCTAAAAAATTTATTGTGTAGATCATAATGTCATTCTCTACACCCACTCTAATTGGTGGCGATTCTGCATAAATGTATTGAATAAAGTGTTTATCTGTTCTGATTAAACGCCCGTCTTCATATACTGGGACTTCCATTACCCTATTCTCTATTCCATGAATAGCTTTGTAAGTATCGAAAGCCCTATTTGCTGCTTTATCAAAGCTTTGACTCCTTATTTCAACTTGATAATTCATCAAGTGTGATTTCATATCACTTCTATCAGGTGGATAACCACCTTCGTAATAAACAACACCGAACTCTGATTGTGCAGTACGATAATCAACTGTCCACTCTAAGTCAGGTATTCTATCCTGTAATATCTTTTTAATAGCGCGTTGTATCATCTAACTGCCTCCTTCAAATAAACGTGTCAACGCTCTTTCCATTGCTGTTTCAAAATGTTGGTCAGTTAAAATGACGGCATGTTGTAGGAATTTACGACCTGGTCGATATCCTTTAACATTAGGTTTTTGACGGGTACCTGTTCCTCGTCCTCTTATATAATAATTTGGATATTTAACACCACGTTCATATTTATCTCCTACTGGTCTAACGTTGTTTAACTCATGAACATACGTTGCATATTCCATATTTGTACCAACGTAGACGACAAATGACTGTCCTTCAACTGTAGCTTGTGTTGCATGAATACTATTTTCTAAATCTCCACTATCTCTTGGAGATAAAGCTTTAGCATATTCTTCGCAACTCAGACCGATTTTATCCATTTCATCTAGCAATATAAGGTTGAATCGTTTATTCATTGTTTTAAACTCTTGTTGTAATTCTCGAAGTCCTGTCCATTCAATTTTTAAACTGAGTCCTGCCATCTATATATAACCCTTAATAAAATGTGGTTTTCCTGTAATATCTTGCCCGTATTCAAGCTTTTTAACTTGCCCTAATACTTTTGTATGTTTAGGTGTTATATGCTCAATACGTGCGTTTAAGTCGATATTTGAAACAGTATCAGATATAGGAATGTAAACTTGAGTAACTGATGTGTATTCTTCACCGTTAGCATTATAGATATTTTGAATGCCATACCTAACATGCGCTTTAGTTAACACCTTTTCAGTTAATGGTTTACCGTAGTCATCTTTTATCTGATTACCGTTTGAATCAACCGTTGGCATAATTACGTTAACTTTATCTCTGTATATAATCATATTAATCTCCCAATATGACCTACCGATTTAGTTTGTAATTGTTGATTGATTAGGAAAAGCACATATGGATCAAGTAGATTATCAGACATTGTTACGCTAGCATCATTAATTTTTTGTGTTTCTACACCTTGTCTTTTCAACATAGCGTAACCATTGGACTCACCTTCGAGTTTGTACAACATTTGTTTAACAATCATTCGTTCTGAGATTATTACTTTTGGATATAAGGAATGAATATCTTCGTAAGAATCAAATATATTTTGTTCTAATTCTTGAGGTCCCATACCTTCTAACAATGGATTAGAAGGTATTTTCTCAATGTATTCAATTACTTTTTCAGTATCCAACATATATCATCACCTACTCGCTAGGTTCTTCAATACGCTCGAAATAAGGACCTGTTCCTTTGAATTTCTTTTGTTTATCAATGTTTGTTTCAATTTCTTGTACACGCTTAACAGTTAGTTCAACTTCTTCGCCTGGTTCGAAACGTTTATTCTCTTTCTTACCATCAACTTGTTTAAGCACTTTAAATTTCGCCATTGATTTAACCTCCTTAATTATTTTAGAAAGTTAAAATTAACCTTCAGGAACTTCTTCTTCGTCAGATGTTTCGTTAGCAGTGATGATAGAAATACCTTTGATATTTTTCAATACAGGCATTGCTACTTCTCCGACAATTGTTTTCTCTCCAACTGGGTCTTGAGAAACAACAGAAACAACATACTTACCGTTTGCGAAGTTGTTATCAGCGGCTGGACCACTTAATGTATTACCTAAGTTTGCAGCGTGTAATACGACTACATCATCATCTAAATGTTTCTTAACAATATCTCCAGTGATACCTTCGATAATTGTTTGAGCATCGTCGATTTCAACTTTAGGTAAGCCAATATCTGTGAATAAAGTATCTAAATCAGATTGACGAACAATTTTGTTTCCAGCCTCTGAACCATATAAGTCAGCAGCAACATTAGGATTACGTTTAATCTTCGCTAATGTTTTAGAATTCATAACAACATAAGCAGGTGCTTGACCATTGTTACGCTCTTTGTACTTTTCAACTTCATTCATTAATACTTCTAATGGATTAACATCTGCACGAGAGAAATCTCCTGCTGTTGTTTTAGCTTCATCTGGTAAATCTAAATCAAATTGAATTTTCACTTCTGATTTTGGGTCTTCATAATCAAACACACCACGGTAAACCATGTTTGCTCTGATTAACTCTTTAGTATCTTCAATACCTTCAGATAAATCAGCGATTGATAATAAAGCATTTTGAACTAAAGCATCTTGCTCAGCACTGTTACGTGAGTTTTTGTAGCGATACAATTCTTCTTCTGTGTAGTGGTAGGCATGAGCGATTTTAGAAAGCTTAGCCAATACTTGTTGGATATCACCTTTCTTACGTAATGGTGTAGCAGCATCAAATCCAATAATAGAACCTGCTTTGATTCCAGTTGAATCAATAACGTTATACGCTACGTTAATATCGAATACTTTTTCAGTAGGAAAAGCATTTGATAAACGTCTTGAAGATTGAGCAGGAGCATTTTCAATAAATGCTTGTAATGTAGGTGTTTGTAAATTTTCGTGTTCAGTAATTAATACCATTAATATTTCCTCCTTTTATTTGCAATTAAATAGGACGTATTACACGTCGAATGTAATGCGTCCTTGAGTAGCTTTTTTGAAATTGTTTGTTACACCTGTTAATAGTTCTTCATAAACAGATGCTTTACGCAACGCTGATACTTGTTCGTTAACTTGGACATCATCAATTTTAACTGCATGTCCTGTTAATACTGGTGCAGTCATTGTTTCTGGTGTTGAAGCTTGAACTAACTCAAATAAATCTGATTCAGTGTTTTTAAATACTGCTGTTCCACCCTTGATAACTTGACCTTCTGCTAATTTAGATGAATCTAAAGTGATGTTTCCAACAGTCCACTCAAGATTTTTAGCATCTCTTAAAAATTCTGGTTGTTCATTTTCGAATTGAACTTTCTTTGGTTTTAAACTCATTCTTTATTCCTCCTTTTGTTTTCCAAATAATTCGTTTGCTAAATCTCTACCACGTTTTGAATAGTCAACCTTTTGCTTACCATTGCCACTTTGTCCACCAGACTTGTAATTGTTGTTAGGTGGTGGCGTACCTTCTTCGTCTGAACCACCCTCATCATTTGAAGGACTTGTTTGATTGAATAAGTAGGCTTTATTCTCACGTAATTCATTCATGACCTCATTAAAGTTTATGATGTCTCCACTTTCTTCATCACGATTAAACTTGTCTTTATCAATAAATAAAAATACATCGTCTGGATCATACGCATCTTTAGATACTTCTTTTAAGATTTTCTTATCTAATTCGTTTGATGCCACTTGAACTTTAAAGTCTTTGATTTGTTCTTGAAGTTCTTTATTAGTTCCCTCAAGTTTGTCATAATCATTTGCTTTCTTTTCAAGTGTTGTAATCTGTTTAGATAAGGTTTCTTTTTCTGTTTCTAAAGATTTAACTTCTGTATCTTTATCGCTCAATTGTGACTTGTAGTATTGAATATCCTTACCGTTTTCTGCCATTACTTTTTCAATTTGTTCATCGGATAATTCTAAAGCTTTAAGTGTTTCTCTATTCATATTTATTCTCTCCTTACGTTTTGATAACGATGTCCGACACCGATTTGGATTAGTACAATAACGCTTGTACATGCGACATCGTCTTTTAGTGACTTACGAACAGGTCAAACGGAATACCACCGTTATGAGATATTTTGTGGATCACAATTCCTTTCTGCCATGATTAGCAAAAAAGCTAGGCACAAAAATAACCGGCAATCTCACGACTGTCGGTTTAAATCAACTTCCTATTTCATCTCTTGTTTAGCAACTCTCAACTTCTGTTTCATCTTTACATAACCAGTACTATTAGAGCGTTTCATTCTTCGATAAGCACCTAATGTCTTAGGAGCATCGTCGCCTAATATTGCTTTAATACTGTTGTATGTTTTCATTTCTTGCCTTGCTTTACGTTTTAATTGTTGATCATGCTCATAACTTTCTCTTTGTTTTTTAGTTCGAGGGTCAAGATTAGGATTAAAGTCTTTACCTTTAGCAATGTATTTATTAATTTCGCTTTCTGATTTGAAGTCAGAAACAAAAGGTCTAACCATACACTTACAGTTTGGATGGACTGGAATAACATCTCGAACATCTAATTGTGGGAATCTCGTATCTTTACCACTTATTGAAAACACTCTGTCTTGATATTTAGCACATTCTCCACATGTATTTAAATTGCCTGTAACGTACACTAAGTCATTGCTAGTCTCTAAGTAATGATTAACATGAGCGTGTGTTCTAGCAGTACTTATTTTCGTTCTCACGACTGTTTCTGTGTAGAAATCTAAAGGTAGTAGCTTATTATCTATTGTTCTAAATGATTTCATACCACCCTTAACAAAAGAATCAGACACCCGTTGAATTATCTTCCTACGATTTTGACCGTATAAGATACCTCTCGAAATGTCTGATTGAACTTCTAATAAAGTTTGGTTAATCGTTGAAACTGTTGTGAAATATGCTTGTCTAAGTGCTGCTTGTAAATCTAGCATTGTATCACTAGTGATAGTGGCTAACGCGCTTTTATGAACTTGTGAATTGAGTTCGTTTGATAATGGTATACCTTGCTTGCTTAATTCTTTGGTGGCTATGTTCAATTCCGATTGATATACATTTGCAAGTTCGGGTTCAATAAACTCAAAAACATCTGTACCAAATTGTTGAATCAAGTTTTCAATATTTCTAAACATAACCTGTTTATCTCTAGCGCTTAATAAATCAACTTCTTGAATTAACTTTAATATTTCATTTTGCAAAAACTCAACTGTAGGCTTAATTTGTTCAATCTTCATTCAATCACCTACTCCATTTCTTTTACTTCTTCATCAACTGGATTAGTTTCTTCCTCATCTTCTTTATTGTCATTGAAGTTTAATCCTGTCATGTTACCTCTTAACAATGACATGCTATCTTGTGATGTTCGTTCAGCTTCAATCTTTTCTACTTCTTCTAAAATCCATTCTTCAGATTTATCAGGATTATTATTTCTAACTGTCTGTTCAAGTGATTGCGTTCCAGCTGCATAGCTTTGATTGTTCAATGTTGAAGTTTCTTTTGACGTCACTGGCATCATATCTTTTTGAACAATGATTGGTTTTTCAATGATGATGTCGCTATTAATCTGATTAAGCAACCACATACAGTTCTCGACACCTTGTTGAATGAACTCGATATATTCGTCTCTCATTTGTTCTGCTTTCATGATAGATAAGAATAAATCATAAAACTTAGCAGTACCAGATTGTGCTTGAGCGCCTTCAGAAGTAAAGAAATCAATTGCCTTTTCACTCGTTTGTGTTTCCATTAACATCATTTTGATAACATCTTTCACATAGGTAATATCACCAATCTTTGAAATATCAATTTGATGTATTTGTAATGATTGCCCGTCTTCATCAATTGTCGTAACTTCTAAATCACGATGATCAAACTTATCTTCAACACCATAACGTTGCCTAGATACATCTATTAACCGTTCCATTACTTCTTTCGAAACTGATATTCTAGGTTTACCATTACGCTCGAAGATTTGTGCTGTACGAGTCATTGTCCAGTTCACTTCGTCTTGCTTACCTTCTTGCCCCATTAGGACACTTCTACCGTATCGATTCATGAATGTTGGACTGTAAGGTAGATAGACAAATAACGTACGCTTACGACCTTTTAAAACATAATCTCGTTGGTCTTTTTCAAGTTTAGTTATATCAAATATAATTTCTTCGTCATCAACTATTTGTAAGTCTCCGTTGTCGTCCATATGATAAACTGTATGACTTCCTGTTAATTCATTTTCTCCTTCGACTTCTTCATGAACATGTACAAATTTGTCGTCGCCACGTTCAACGATATATCTTAGTTGATATGTCTTACCGTCTTCTAATTCGTAATATACGTTCCGTTCTTTAAAAGATAACTTTACTTGTCCGTTAATCACTTCAGGTACTGCCACAATGCCACCGTCTATTTGCCATTGCTTGATATTCATTCCGTGATGTTTATTGAAGTTTGAATTCACTTCAATTTGGTCTAACGTTTCTTGCTGCAAGTCAAATAGTTCTCCGTTTAACGAATCGTCTTGAGTTCCTTCAATATGTTTATCATCAGTATTAAACTCGTCATCACCTTCTATCTCGTTGATTGGATAGTTCGTTTGAAGTTTACCCATTGACCTTGTAATAAATAATGTAGGTATATCTACAATCATTTTAGATATGTTCACTACAATATATGGTGTTTGAACATTCTGTGCTTTAACATCTCCATATTCGATACGGTCGATTATTTCGCCTTGGTCAATTAATGCTTTTGCTCTATCAAACAACTTTGAATGACGACCGTCGTATAAGTCTCTATATAAAAACATATCACCATGTGTTTCAGTAATTTCTTCTTGCGTGAATGATTTTAACTCTGCCATTGTTTACCTCCTTACCACATATTCACATTCGAAACGAATGCTTGTTTTGTATTACCAATCCGATTTAATGCTTGTGTCATGGAATCCACAGCATCATCATGTTTACCATTTGGAAAGCTTGCACATTCTTCAATCAAATCATGAGTGAATGGTTTGTTACTTGGTAAGAATACATTCCCTGATTCAATCATCGGTGTAATTGCTTGGGCTCTTACAATCTTTCCACCTTCTGGATTAACTGGAATAATGCCCGATACTTCTCTTTTTAATGTTGAAATAACAGCTGGCCCGTTTGCTTTATCTTCAATCAATATTGCTTTAGCTTTAGGATATTTACGTGCTAACGTTTTAACAGCAGTCAATGTCGAAGGAAAATCCATCTTGTCTCTAATTTGATCTATTAAATATTTATCAGCCTTAACTCTTCCCCAAACTTGACCAACAACGTAGTCACTTGTTTCGGCATCTTTAAATGTTAAGTCCCATGAGATAACCATTTCATCAAATCGATAAGGTAACTTATCGTAGAACTGCCACCATGAACGATTAAATATGTTACCTTCACTTGGTGCAGGTCTTTGTTGATAAAGTGATGCCCATGTCTTTGAACCAACTTCTTGTTTCTTTAATTCTGCCCACTCTTCGTCATATCCCAAGTCTGGTGATAAAGCTTCACCATATTCACGACCGAGTAAATCGTCATCATCTTCTGCAATAGCAGGTAATCTTATACGTTGCCAATTATAGGGCGACCTTTCAAGCAAACGACCTATTAAATCATCTTCATGCCAACGTGTCATTACCACAATTACTGATGCACCTTTATGAAGTCGAGTAGTCAATGTTGATTCCCACTCACTCCATATCTTCTCTCGTATTGTATTTGATTGTGCTTCTTCATTATTTTTAATTGGATCATCAACGATTAATAAGTCAGCACCTTCACCAGTGATTGAACCTCCAATACCAGTAGCAATCATTCCACCACGTTTACCAGCTATTCCCCAGTTATTAGATGCACTCTTTTCGTCTGATATATCTAAGTTGAATACTTGTTTACCAAATTCTTTTAACTTATTCCTGTTTAATCGTCCAAACTTTCTAGCAAGATTATCAGAGTAAGCTGAACTGATAACTCTTTTATCTGGATTTTTGCCAATAAAAAAAGACGGGAACGTTTCAGTCACCGTCATTGATTTACCATGTCGAGGTGGTAACTCAATCAATATATATTTTTGTTGTCCTTCTGCAATTGGTTGAAGTGCTTCACAAATCAATTCTGTATGTCTGTAATGTTTATAAGCCCCGTGATGTACAGTGACGATATAATCTTTAAAGTAACGACTTGATAATTCATTCTTTGCTTGAATAGCAATGAGCTTCTTTTGTTCATCTGTTAACTTCAAGTCAATCACCATCTAACTTAGCAAGTTTACGTAGTTCTTCTTCGCTAAGGTTATTCATGTTATTAACATTCGTCGTCATTTCTCCACTATGTTCAACGTCTCGTTTATCACGCCATTCAGAAGGTTTTCTATTTTTCAACCAAAATATCTGTGCAGTAACATCAGGTGCTATATGTTTTCTAACTCTTTTTACCTCTTCACCATATTCATAAGTTACTTCTTCAACGTAATAACCCATTGCTCTTTTATGCAATTGACTTTCTACTTCTCTGTCAACAACTTCTTTTGCTCTTTTTAAGGCGTTGTCAATGTCGCTATACCTTTTAATCCATGAATACAAAGTAGCTCTATTACACCCTATATTATGCGCTATTTGATCATTAGTTAAACCATCTCTAGCCCAACCTTCAATCTTCGTTAGTCCTTCTTCAGTTATCCAATCTTTAGCATTTACTCTAGCCATATCAATGTATCACCTTCTTATCCTAATAGGTTCGTTTATTTACAACAAAAAACACTCCCTTTTACAGAAGTGTTAATTGATTGTATTTATTTATATATTTATCTATTTTGTTAAGTCTTGACTTCGAATAGAACTCTTTTGATTTATACCATTCTTCCATTGACGAAGCACCTTTACTACTATTGCACTTTCGACACGCAGGAATGATATTACCAACAAAGAAATCTCCACCTTTGATAAAAGGATGTACGTGATCATAAGTTAATTTTTCATCACTTCCACAATAAGCACATCTATTATTAAAATATTTTAATGTATTATCCCATTCTTCATAAGTCATACCATCAAAATTCAAATTTTTATGTCTTTGCTTTTGTGCATGAATATTAGTTCTATGTTTACGTCTATTAAATTCGTTTAAACATTTTACAAATTCATTTTTGTCTATCAAATGCCATAATTTAATTCTCTTTTTTATGTTAGGTTGAATTCTAGCAATCATATCGGATGTTGCAATTTTCGTTTCATAATCTCCTCTGATATACATATCAAACAAATTATAAACAACAAGCTTTACAACAGATGTTTTGTCGTTAACATCTACGTCTTTCTTATTTAGTTCCTTTACTCTTTTACAAAATTCAATTTGCTGTTTATTCATTTTCATAACCTCCCACAGTTACTACCCAATAAATTAGGAGAAACAGTTGGGAACTGCTTTCGGGAGCTACCCTATCTCCTATATTGATTATATAATATATAAAATATCTAATCACTATAATACAACTTAGTTAATCAACTCTACTTCTATATCGTAATCTTTTTCGCCTTTAACAACTGGATCATAATCAATTAATACTTTGCTTACGTTAGCATTGTTCTTTAATCTTTTAATCATCGCTATTAAATGACAATCATTATTCACTTTTCTAATGCCTTTTAAAGTTCCGTCGGCTACTACCATTACTCTCATATGTTCAACTCCAAATAAAAACACCCACGTTAGTGAGTGTCTGTTTGTATAGGTAACTTATCAATTAATAGGTTTTCAATTTTTACTCTTTCTTCAAGAATTTTCTCTACATCTTTAATTACATTTTGAAAAATTTTCTCAAAATTCTCCAAGTTATGTTCATAATTACCTTCCGGACTTAAAATAACTTTGTATTCCATATTTTTACCTGGTTCTACTTCTTTAATTTTTGTAATCCAATTACGTTGCAAAATAATGTTCCCATCATGAGTAACGTCATTTCTTAACGTTCTTGTATATCTATTATCTTTAGATGGCTTTTCTGGATATTTACTATCATTGATATGCTTATCATAAAAGTCCGTAGACTTACCGACTGTTTTTTTAGGTTCCCACCTATTTTTATCTACGTTTAATATAAACGTATTTGCAGTTAACTTAACTATTATATCGTCTACTGTATTCACCATTCTAATCAACATGTTCAAATGATAAACAACATCAATGGAGTTTTTAAACCAATTTTCGTACCCTTCTTCTTTGTACTTATCATATGCCTTTTTATAATATTCCTCAGCTTTGATTAAAATGAAAATATTATCATCGAATACTTTAGTTAAATTAAATACTACATCCTCAATACTATTATCACCATACAGCCCTAAAAATAACTCATTTGAAATAAAATTAAATTGATTTTTTTCTTCCATTCCCATACCCACCTTGAAATATTTTATTAAATCTAATTATACGAAATCCACCTAACGTTAGCTAGATGGATTCACATTAATATTAGGGTTTTAGAAAGGATATGGAAAATAGCCGTTAGGCTAGGTGTAGGGCGACGTACAAACTTATCAGTTTGATTGATTTAAATTTGCCTAGCCGTCCTGCCTTCCATGGTAAGCTACATAGCATATTCTTGTCACTCTTCCCAATTATCATTAATTACTTTAATAACATTAATTACATTAATCAGTCATTATTGCTGCTATTTCTTTTACTATTTGGCTTATTCTGCTTGGTGTTTTACCCATTGTTTTGGCTATTTCTTCGTAACTCACACCAGATAGTACCTGGTTTAATATTGTTTCTTGTGTTTCATCTGTAACTCTATCCCAACGATCTTGTACATATTTAATTTTGTTTTCATATCTATTTAGCATTTTATCCTGTTTAAGCAATCTTGTTACTTCTCTAAACACTGGGTCTGATGTTTGTCCTACTGCTTTTGGCATTGATGATTCAATTCCATATTGAGCTATGTTCCCACCACATACATTTTCAATATATTCTTTTCTCAAACGTGCAATAGTTTTCACGTTGTCTTGATATTCTTTTATTAAAGTTAAAACTTGTTTAGTCGAATAAGTCATGTGTTCAATTCCTCCGATTAGTTTAGTTATTTGATGTGGTCAACATCATGTAAATAGTCGTAAATTACGCCATTACCACTCCTAACTAATTCGGCATGTTCTTCAAACCATTGATATGGTATGCTTTTTCGTTCATTTTGTTTCTTAAAATCATTAAACTGGTCAATATCTAATTTAAAGCATGTGTCATTAAATCTAAATAGTACTAGTATAAAAGCTTCAGCACCCATTCTTTTAGTATCGGTCAAATACTTAACTTGATGATCACTTACATTTTTCAAAGGTAAATTCTTAATTTTAACTTCTTTCGTATCAAAGGCTATGTACCTACCTTTGTTATTACATCCTACAAAATCAACTGTACTCTTTTCTTGATAACGTGCTTTACCTGTCCTGGTGTTATAACTTATAGGCGTTGCTACTTTATCAATTATTGCTATTTTCTTTTGTTTGTATACTCGATTGATATTGCCTATTACTGTTTCAAACCACATACCTCGATTGGCTTGTTTTCTATTCAATTTATCACTCCTTAACTGCCATAATAATTAGTGCTAATACAATTACTACAAATATTGTTGCTGCGATTAACATTAGTAACGCCCCATTCCAGAAAACCATGCTTCACTCTCTTTATACTTATCTGACTCATAATCAATTGGTGGTTCAACTGTGTCTGGTATAGTAGCGTACTTATACGAACGCTTAACGTATATGGTTAATGCGAGTGTGCTTAGTAATAATGTGATTAGTAGTTTCATTGTGTGTCCTCCTTATTAAGTATCTGCTTAATGCGTTCTACAATATCTGGGTGACTTTCGCCACCCTTATCCTTATAAATCTTCGGTTTTGATGAACGATCCATCTTTACTCATTACTCCAGTTCTATTCTTAATCTCTCCATATGCTTGTTCTAAACACTCATATAACGTCATATTGTTTTGTTGAGCTAATATAACTAATGTGACGATAACGTCTCCTATACCGTCTCTAAGTTCGTCTATATCATTCCTACACAACGCTGCTGCAACCTCGCCCATTTCTTCTGAACTCTTAGCATATTGTGTAAAGCTATTGCCTTTATCTAACCCTTTATCAATTGACCATTGTTCTACTTGTTTGATTAAGTTATTCATACTATTCTCCCTCATTCTTTTTATCTTTATTGATTCTCTAACTCGCAACTCTGAAATACCAACTTCCTCTGCTATTTCTTCCACACTCATATCGTTTTTATATAATTCGTAACATCTTTCGTTAATGTATTGAATTAGACCTTTAGGTTTAGTCATTTATTTGTCCTCCAAATCTTCTACTATCTCTATAATGTCTAATGCTGTGTCCCTGTCGTAAAATTCTGCTTTCTTAATTACATCTTTAATCTCATCAAACGCTTTTGCTTTAGCATAGACTTCTTCAACCTCGTCTGCCATTTCATAATGAGCGTTGCTATTGTACTGCATACCTAAGCTTGTCAATTCTGCTACTACTGTATCCTCATACTCATATGCCATAGTCACTCACTCCTATTCATGTCATCAATAATATTTTGTATGTCGCAATTGCCTTCTAACTCGTCTATCTGCACGCCTAATTCTTCTAAGATGTTATATTGCCCTGCTCTATAATCTGGCACATGCTCGTTAACATCTGGATAAACTGATATAATGTTGCGTTCTACGTTGGACTTTAACTCATGCCACATGTTTTCATAGTCTTTCTTCGGCATGTTAATCAGCCTCCAATTCATCAGTATTGATACCGATATCATCTAACATATGCTGATACTGAATATATCTATCACTAGCGTTGATATCTAATTTATTTTTGATTAATCTAGCAAACACTTTTAACACTCTGCGATAGTTTGATAAGTCTTTGATAAGTTCATCACGTTGTAGTTTATATTTATCTCGTTCATTCTCTATTTTAGTTATGTCTTCTCGTGTGTATTTGATTGTTGGCATGTTTTAGTCCTCCTAAAATAAATTCATTTGTTTCCCTTCGACTAAATCTTTTATATAAGGCTTTCCAGTAGTTCTAAAGTACTCGTGCATTTCTTCAACGGAATCAAACACTGCAAAGCCGATATCATCTTTAAATACTTCAATGGTTTCCACTTGTCCCGTATCAAACACTTGGACATAGATATTGTTATTGTTGCCACCGTTTTTATAACGTTTTAATGCTTGATCCATTTGCTCGTCATTGCAATACTTGAACTTTTTCATGTTCATTCACTTCTTCTTTCAAGATTTTCAACACTTCTTTAAATATTGCCTCTAACACTTGCACGACAATACTGTTCCCAGCTTGCTTGTACAATGTTCCATTTGTCGTATTCTTGCGTGTTGGATGTTCATTAGCGACCTTATAATAGTCTTCATCTTCAAAGCCCATAAGTCGCCAACACTCTAGTTCGGTTAGTAATCGATACTGACCATTTCCGATTGGAACGATTCCACTGTTAGGACATCTATTTTGTTTTGTAGTAATCGTCCAGCTATAATCTTCAATTGGTTTAAGTCCTCCACCAAAACCATGTCGTTTGTTTATAGCACTTAACATGGAAGGTGATTTAATTGTGTACTTATCATCAACATCTGTTTCTAAAAACTCACTCACATTTCTCATTGGTCTACCTTTCAATGACGAGAAGTCGAACCAGTGACCATTTAACATACTGATAACAAATACACGTTCTCTCTTTTGTGGTATGCCAAACTCTCGACTATCTAATACTTCATAATTGCTCGTATAACCTAGTCGTTCCATTTCTACAAAATATTTTTTAAAGTTGTGGATCATATCTTTCGCTAAAACACCTTTGACGTTTTCCCAAATAACAACTTTCGGTTTCCATACACCCATGTTTTCGATTATCCGTATTGTTTCCCACATCAATGACGAGCGTGTTTTGTCTTCATCATTGCCACCTAACCTAGTACCAGCGCGACTAAAGTCTTGGCATGGACTTCCATGTACTAAGATGTCTGGTTTAAGGTTCCAACCGACAACTGACTGAGGTTGATGTAAATGGTCGTATAGTGCGTTGTAAGTTCTTACTGACTTTTCGTCTATTTCCACATAATCTATAGCTTTATGTGGATATCCTAGATTTAACATTGCTTTTCTAGGTGCGCCTATGCCACCTAACCAAACAACTCAAGTATTTTTACATGGTTGTTCATTTAGCATCACTCCTTAAAAATGAAATATTGTTAATTGGTCATTTAGTTCTTTTTCTAACTTCAAATCATGAGCTGCTTTGAATTTCATTAGCATATACCTTTTTTCTTCATTCTTTGTGCAAACGCTGGATTACTTTCGATATACTTTAATTGTCTTGGATTGAGCGGTAGTTTATTTTCAATAAATCGAATGATATCTTTTTCAGTTTCATTCATTTTTTCTACTGAATTCATTGGCGTTGCACCATAACTTAACCTTTCTGTAGTTAAAGCTTTATCCAATGACCAACCTCTTTTCGCTCTTCCAGTGAAAGTAGATATATTCACTTTGGCTTTCTCTTCGTATAGTCGATAAAAATAAGTTGGACTTGTTTCAAATGTAGTTTTATATTGATCATTAATCATCTTGTAGATAACATTCTCACTAGGTGTTCTTTTCTTGTTATTTAAATATCTGTAAATTTCAAACAACAGTGCCAGACTTCCTTTTCCATTTAACTTTTTCACCATCTATATCACCTTCTAAAATTAATAGCATGACTAAATATCAAATATGCTTAGTTGTTTTTTAACTTTTTCTTCATGTTCAACTTTGTATTTTTTATTAATAAACCCTTTAAAAGCTAGTAGATGACCATTAATATCAGCTACTCTATAGATGTCTACTACATCAACATTTACTCTCCACTCGGTAATAGTGCCTACGCCATTTTTACCAACTTCAAAGCAAGATTTTTCATCACTAATTTTAGTGATCATATTTACCAACTCCCACAACAGTCATTAAATAATTGTTTAGCGTAATCTCCGAATTCTGTTTTCTGAGGATATTTTTCTAACCATGGTTTCGGTTTTGAATAATCTTTTTTAGGTTTTCTCTTACGTCCATCTAACTCTTCGAACTTCATATATGCTTCGGCATCACATTTCGGTACACCTTGAGGAACACTTACAGCTAAATTCAATGTCCAACCTGCTCTTATACGCATTCTTATAAAAGTTTTATCAAAGTTGTTTTCTTCAGCCATTCTTACTTGTTGTGGCGTTAAAATGTATTCATTGCCATCAGCTGTTATTTTTTCTTCTTGTAACATTTTTTACACTCTCCATTTGGTCATTTAGTTTGTTTAAACTTTTTCTGTTTGAAACCAATCTTTGTTTTTCAACTGACATCGTTACTCTAATTTCATTTTCAGTGGTCATGCCGATGTATAAGATAAAGCCATATACATCGTTTTTTCTTAAAAACCACTGCAAAGCATCTGTATCGTTTATATAGTGTCCAGATCGTTTAATACTTGCTATAAACGTCTGAAATTGGTCAATTAACGGACGTTTTAACTTATAGTTTTGTTTAACTGCATCTGATAACCTAAAAATTGGTTTTGTTGTCATATTTCGCACCTCGTCGAATAAAGGATATGTTCTAAAATTTAGTCAAAAGGTAAATCGTCATCATTAAAACCACTGCCATTATTGAATGGATTATTTTGTTGGTCGTATTTCGCTTTATTTTGCCCTTGTTGGACGTTTTGGTTATTTTGGGTATAGTTGTTCCCCTTTTGATAACTCGTTCCATTTTGATATGAATTTGAGCCGTTTTGACTACCTTTAGGCTCTAGGAATTGAACGTTATCGCAAACAACTTCAGTGACGAATACTTTTTGTCCTTCTTTGTTTTCATAACTTCTACTTTGTAGCCTTCCATCAACGCCTGCTAATTTCCCTTTAGATAAATATTGGTTTACATTCTCTGCTGTTTTTCTAAATACAACACAATTGATGTAATCTGCTTCACGTTCTCCTTGTTGATTAGTAAAAGTACGATTTACTGCTAATGTAAATGTTGCTACTTGAACGCCACTCGGTGTAGTTCGGTATTCTGGATCACGTACTAATCGCCCTACTAATACTGTTCTATTGATCATATTGTTGCTACCTCCATTGGTTTATTAATTATCATTGCTGGTGTTGTTTCTCTTTTGTGTATTTGTCTTGCGAGTTCTTTTCTGATTAATGCTTGGTCGAAATTACATAAACTCATAAATTTTCGAGCGTATGCTTCACTACAGTTCAACCGTGTAACAATGTCTTTAACTGTTATTAGTATCATTTAATTTCCTCCTGTTAATTACTTTAGACTTCTAAATCCTTTCATTCGGTAATCGTCACCCTCCAAAGTAATGCCAGTGGTGTTAGACATTAACCGACTAAATAATCTTTGTTGGTCTTTTGTTTTCGTTAATTCTTTGACTGATAGATTAGTTGTTATGATGTTGTGCTTGCCTACTCTACTTTCAGCAATTTGAAATAGTTTAGACATGCCATAGTCTGTAACGTTCATACCGAAGTCATCGAAAACCATTAAATCAACTTGTCCTATCGCTCTTTCTAAATCTGTTTCTGAATACTCGCTATCTTTATCAAAGGTAGATCTGAACTTAGATATCAATTCAGTTAAATTAATAAAGAGTACAGAATAATTTTTATCTTTCACTTCTTTTAAAATCGACATTGCTAAATGAGATTTTCCTAATCCAAATGAGCCTTGTAATAAAAGTGACTGCTTATTATCTTTATCAAATGCGTTCGCATATCTTTCGCAGATTACTTTTGCTTTTTCTTGGTTTTGATTTTCTGGAATGTAAGTTTCGAAAGTAGCGTTTTTAGTTTCTTCATTCTCACTTGAAAAACTTAGAATTCTATTTATTTCTTTCTGTTTTTGACGTTGCTTGAAGTTACGTGTTAACTCTTTACCGTGTTCAATCATGTCGCAGTCACAACCTAGTCTGTAGGTATAACCATTTTTAAATTGATATTCCTCATAATCTCGACCACACTTTTCACACTTACCTTTTTCTAATAACTTAGGCTGCATCTTTTGTTCTAACTTATTTGCTAACTTTGGATTGAATAGACCATTCATTTAATCACCTCAACTATTCATATATTTAAGATATGGATTATCTTCATCAGCTATTTCTTCTTGTTTACTACGTTTATTATTTCTTGCTAAAATATCATCTACTGATCTAATTCCATCGTTGAACCATGATTTCAAAATTGAATTCACATAATTCCATTTGTATACATTGTTGTTTAAAGACTCTTTCATTGCTTCGATAACAATTTCATTTCCATTCTCTCCAAAGTCATCTATCCATGCTCCGATTTGGTCAGATATATATGGTTTAAGAACTCCAAACCCATTAACTTGGTAAAAGTCAAACGGCGACTGCTGCTTACTACTACTGTTATTCTTATTACTATCAATATTAGTTGAGTCATTATAAGTACTATTATTATTAGTAGTGTTCGATTCTCCTACGTAGGTTTTTCCTATGTTGGAATTTCCTACGTTGGATTTACCTACATTGGATAATCGCATGTGGGTAGGATGTTCAAATACTGAATATTCATATTCCTTTAATCTTCCTTTATCATCACGTTTTCTTGTTCTTCGTATATAACCAATTTCTTCAAGTTCTTTGATGCCACTTTTTAAACTACTAAGCCCATCACTAGTGTGTTTTACTAATTCTGTTTCATATACTTGCCAATCATCTGGACGACTAAGTAGATATAGTAATATCCCTTTAGCTTTCCAGCTTATTTTATTGTCGTGAATGAAATTTTTATGAACAGTTACAAAATTACCTGTTTCTTTATAAACTCGGAATATTGCCATGTTAATTCTCCTTTCTTAAAGTACATATACTGGTCTTCCAGTAACTTTCTGAATAGATTTCTTAAACAAAACTTCGTCTGAATTACTATCAGATAAATGAATTAAATACGTTTCTTTCAATCTCGATAAATCACAGTCATTTAGAAAATCAATTACATTCTCTAAACTGAAATGACTTTTTCTAATCCTATTTTTCAAAGATGAATTTAGTACGCCATTTTCTACATTTCGGTTTAATATTTCGATACTGTTATTACATTCAATAAGCATGTGTGTGAGCCCTGTAAAGGTGTATTTGATGTAATAGGTATCAGTCGCAAACAGCAGCTTGTCGCCACTGTCTGACTGAATGAGATAACCTAATGGCTGACCAGTGTCATGCTGAACATCAAAAGGTAATATTGTTAACGTGCCAATCTTGAAGTGTTCTAGTGGTTGAATACCTTTCAATCTAAAGTTGTCATATCTTTTATCTATTGCTATCAGTTCGTCTTTTTCGATTTCTCCGATATAACAATTGATTCCATAGTTCAATAATTCTTTTAATCCTTTGATATGATCATTGTGTCTATGACTGATTAAACATGCTGAAATGTTTTTTAGTTGGTAATTTAAAACTTGTTGTATCTTTTTGAAGTTAAACCCACATTCAAGTAATAGTTCTGTTTCACCGTCTGTAATGTGGTAGCAGTTCCCACTGGAACCACTACCTATACAATTAATTTTCATTACCAAATAGTCCTTCATCGAATATTGATTGTTTAGCTTGTTTATGTTCTTTAACTTCTTCAAACTGTGCAGGCTCAACTTCTACTTTCTCTTGTTGTTTTGGTGTTTCAACTTTTTGAGGTTCTTCTTTAGGAATATCAATTGCTGTTTTATTAGCGTTCTGTTTAATTTCTTGCTGAACATCATCATTTACATTGATTGGTTGAATACTTTCTTCTTCGGTATACATAGCACCTAGGTTTTCTGGAAAAGCTTCACGTAGTGCGTTTACGATTGCTGTTTTTCTAATCATTGTTAATGGCATTTGTTTCCATGTAGATTGCTTTTTATCGTATTCATCAAGTGATACTTTAGCTACAATCGGCATTTCTCTATCTTCTCGGTAGACTTTTGCCCAGCCGCCGATTAAAACATCGTTTTTAAGCTTTACAGCACCTTCAATTTCGTGTAATTCGTTGTTACGTTCAACAATGATTCCAGCTGCAATACCTTTGTATTTAGCGTTAGACTCTGCGCGTTTCATAAATGCCTCTTTACCGACAATTATTTGAGCATCTCCACCAAACTTAACGATGTACGCTTCATTTAAGAACGGGTTTAATTTTTGATACTTACAAAGGGATAAGAACATCATGATTTCTTGATCGTTTACTTCTTTGTTACCTCTTACTAAATATTTTTTAATTATTGAAGGTGATAACTTAACCGTTTCACCGTTAACCTCATATGTTGTGCTTGATTTTTCTACTACTTGATTTTGATTTGTCATTTTTATTCCTCCATTTTTTTTATTAAATTACTTCTACAGTTAAGGATTTATCCTTTTTACTTACTTCTAATTGAATTTGTTGAGATGTTGTTTTATGAACGTCTGTAACAGATTCTGCATTGTCAATCATGATTGGTGCGTAGAAATTATAATGTTTAGATAAAGCGTTTATGATATCTAAACCAACGTTTATTCTTGCTGCATTATTTAATCCACTATCAAATGGAACGCCGTTGTGTGTTGCGATACAAATATCTTGAACACCTTGATTAATCTGCACATCAAACAATTTAAATTTAGTGATTTCAAACTTGTCATTGATTGAGCCTTCCATCAGATTTACTTTTTGTTTCGTAAATTCTTCTGTTAAGAATGTCGCATGTTCTAATTCGTTATATTCTTGTGCTAATTGTTCTTGTTTAGTTTCAAGTTCTTTAATACGATCTATAGCACGTTGACTAACTTGGATATCATCTAACTTTTGTTTTACTTCTTGTTGCTGGTTAATCAATGGCTCTTTTTTGCTCTTTACGATGTTTTGAACGTCTTCACTCATGCTTTGGATAGATTGTCCCTTTTTCTCTTTTAAGGCTTTAATTTCGCTATCTAATCGCTTGTATTCGTCTGTATCTTTCACATCTGTATTATTGCTTTGGATTTTTTGAATACTTTCTTTGATTTCTTCTACATTCTTTGTTTCTTTTTCAATTTCTTCTTTCAGTTCTTCCATAGTTGATTCGATTTCATCGTTTTGTTCTGATAGATGTTTCACTTTATTTCTAATTTCAATACCGTCTGATTGTATTTTTTCTAATCTTTCAGACTTATCAGCGTTGTAATTCTCTTTCATTTTCTGTATAGCTTCTTGTTGCATATGATCTGGTATATCTTGACCACAGCAATCACATACAGTTGCTGTAGTAAACTCTTTCTGTTCATTTACTAATTCTTTATGTTTAATGCCTAATGCTTTGAATTTTTCGTTTTGTTCTTCCATTACACTTTCATTTTTTTGCAGTTCAGCTGTTAAATTGCTTAAATCTCTTCGTTTCGTTGCAATTGCTCTTTGTAGTTCAGAATCTTGGTTGATCAATGACGATAATTCTCGTTTGCTACCATGATTGTGATTATCTTTTAAATACTGGATATCAAGTTCTTTTGATTTGATATCTTTTTCGATTTTTTCGATTTCCAAACCGTTCTCTACGTCTTTAATTTCAATGTCTATTTGCTTGATTTGATTATTAATTTCGGTTAATTCTTCTTCTAATTTTTGTTTGTTATATTTTCGAACATCTGGCATGTTGTGATTGATTTCATCTACACGTACTGGAATAGCCTTTAAATCTTCATTGATAGATTTCTTATTACGACTTATTCGCATCTTAAAATCTTCGAGTGATCCGTCACCTAATAGTTTTTTTAGTTCTTTCAACTTACTATCTGAATTAATTACATCTTCGTCTGTTACTTCATCAACTAAACTCATTAATATCTTTTTACGTTCATCTTGTTTTAAGCTGTTAAACCAAAATGGATTAGTTGTTAGTTTGAAAATTTGTTCGTCGCTGATGATTGAATTAATAAATTCATTAAAGTCTTTTAATTTTTTAGGTGTTAATTCATCTTCTGTAGCACCTAATTCGTATACTGTTTCGTGTCCTGTGAAAGTTGATTTCGCTTGTCCTCGTTTTCTTGTCCATTTCTCTGAATAAGTTTTCTTAATATGTTGTTCTTTACCGTCAATATCTAAGACTGCATAAACACTGTGCTTTAAATTATTTATTTCTTCTCCTGCACTATCTAATGTCTTGATTGAAAATTTAGTAGCACCTTTACTATCTTTGTTGAAAAGTAACCAATAAAAAGCATCTGCAATCGTTGTTTTACCTGTGTTATTTTCTCCTTTAACAACAATATCTTTACCTTCGGCGTTTAATTCAAAGTGTTTAGCGCCTTTAAAGTTATCTAGCACTAACTTAATAAGCTTGATTTCCATATCCATATCCTCCTGTGGTATAATATTTACAAATCTTATTTCTTATTTGGACACCTTGGTCGAGGTGTCTTTTTTAGTCGAATAAATCATGGTTCCATTGTCTACTGGTCAAATAGTTAAATAATCTTTCGTTTTCGGTCGTGTTTTCTAATAAATAATCATTTAGCATTGCTTCAATGTTTTCTTTCTGTGTTTCGTAATCATCAGCTGAAGAAAAACAAGCTGATACAACTGTTCTTTCAGTTCTATTACATTTGATTTTCATATCAATATATTCGTCGTAATAAATCACTTCCTTTTCAAACCAAAATCCTGATAATGAAAAATTCGAATTCCTTTGTTCTCCTACTTCTAACATTTAGATCCCTCCTTTAAATTTCATCATTTTTCAAACTGTTAAATACATGGTCAAACATTTCGAAAAACAATACTGTTACAAGCCAAAACATAAGAGAGTGTTCAATAGGTGTTACTGAAAAACTTGCTATAATAAAGAACTCAATTACTATAATTAATGTGAGTAACGGAAATTTTAAAATGTTCATATAATACCTCCTATATTCTGCGTTCCATTTTTAATTTTTGTTCATGTGCTTTAGCAACTTCTCTAGGGTTTTGCTTAATGTGTTCGCAAGTTTTATTTAGAAACATTTGACCTTGAAATAATACGTCTTTACATTCAGACATCGTTTCCAACACATTCTCTCTTTCTTCTCTATTCATATATTCCGGTCGTTTACCGAAATTACAGTTTTTCAATGACTCAATAGCTTCATACATTTCAACTATTAATTGGTCTTTTATTAATCCTGGGTGATCATAATAAACTCGGTCACTGTGTGCAGGTGTTGAGAAACCGTCCGAAAACTCATTTAAGGTATCAGTTACAAAAACTCCATCATTACTATTTGTTGCTAAAGCTTTATATGTGTCTGCCGATATATTTCTTTGACCGTTAATCATCATCGACATGTTGCTCTTTGTTGTAAGTGCCATATCTGCCAATCGCTGTTGTGTCATTCCTGTTCTGTTTATTTGCCTTTTGATTACATGTGCCATATTGTTCTCCTTCTTTCTATAATCTTTAATAATTAATGTGATTGTTTGGTTAACTGTTCCGTCTTTAAAGTTCACATCATGTGATGTATTATTTAGTTATCATCATTTGGTCGAATAAATGATGTGTTCTAAAATCTCAATTTGGTCATTGAGTGTAACTGGACTAGGTTTGGTCACCTGGTTCAGTTATTTTTTTATGCTTCTTTTAGGTTAAGTTCTAGTTGATACACTGTTTCGTATGAGGGTTGCCATTGTTCAATGAACTTTACTGCTTCTTCGTATCGTCCTCTAGGAATATTGTGGTAAGTTGGTACTTGGAAGATTTTCTTTATACTTCTATAAATTTCTGCAAACAATTTCTTAGATGTTTCTTTATAATATCCATTGAATTTATTCCTAACGATCTCTGCTACTTTAGAAGCAACTAGTTGTTGAATATGTTTCGCTTGTCCATGCATAATTGGATAGCTTTCTTCTATAGCTGTTACTCTTTCGTCTAATTCGGTATTACCTTGTGCAATCAGTTGGATTTGTTCTGATGTTGTTAAAGGTTTAACTTGATATGAACCAGTCTTTCTAATTTGTGGCAACACTTCCGATGTAATAAATCTTTTGAATTTACGTGCGTTTTCTTTGATAGCTTTGTTATTGCTTTGTTTCGCAGCGCTTAAAATCATGCTGTATAATCCCGATTCGTTAATCACTGGTGTATCTTGACTTCTACCGATGGAATCCTTGATTGGGACTACATCTTTATCTTCATAATCGACATTGTCTTGAATAGCTTTTGTCGGTCTGCTATAACCTAAAATTTCAGCTACATCTTTACCTATAAAATAAATGTCCTCACCTTTTGTTAATGTTCTTACTGGTAAATCCGAAAAATTAAATATTGTTAAAGTGTTTTCCATTCAAACAACCTCCTATAACCATTTTTTATGTTTCTTTTTTAAAAATTCTTCTAGTTTTTGAATATTGATTAGTGTTAAACCTGGTGTTAAATCAAGATACAGTCCCTCGATACCTAAATTGTCTTGTTCATAAGATTTCAACCAGTTGTATACTGTTGTTCTACCTACTCCAAACGCTTTTCCGACTGGACCAGGTTTAGCATAAATAGGATTAAACACAACTTGATCTGAATCTACGATTACATTTTTTTCATTTGGTAATATCTTTAAATTAGACATAGTTTAGTTCCTCCTTTTCTTTTGTTGACGTCCTATTACAACGTTTAGTCTTGGCAATGACTATTAGATGTATTTAAGCGTGGCTCATATCGTCGCTCACTCTCGCTCTTAAACGTTCTAGTAGGACGTCAACAGTGAACTGACTGGTCTATCATGTTCACGTTATATTTCGTATTATTTAGTTAGTCGAATAAATCAAGTGTTCTATTAAGTTTCCTTTTCGGTAACTTTCGGTGTAAAAAAAATATCTTCATAATTTACATCTAGTATCAAGCAAATTTTAGATATATCATTTGCACTAAATTGTCTTAACCCAACTTCTTTTTTGTAATATCCTTGATAACTATTGAAGCCCATTTTGTTTGACATCTGTTCGATTGAAATACCTTTTTGCTTGCGTATTTCTTTGATCCTGTTTGTATTAACTTCTGGGAATGTCATGTTGTCACCTCCTATTACCGTATCGGTAACTATAATATATATTACCTAAATGGTAATGTCAACAATTTTATTACCGAAAAGGAAATTTATTTAATTTTACCAATATGGTAACATATGAGTAGAGAGTGGAGGTATACATTATGCCTAATGTTTTAGGGAACAATATAAAGCTTTATCGCAAACAGAAAGGTATTAATCAAAAAGATTTAGCCACTAAACTTGGGGTTTCTAATGTTGTGCTTTCAAGATATGAAAGTGGGATAAGAACTCCAGATATAAGTACTCAAAATAAACTAGCTGATATTTTAGAAGTATCATTAGATGAATTACACGGTCGTAAAACTAAGAAAAGACTTAACCTCTTTGAAGATGCTGAAGTTTTGATGTTTTCAGACAAAGAAGGCTGGGACGAACTATCCGATGACCGTAAAAAAGAAATTATGCGAGAATTATCAGATTTAGCCGACTTCTATATCGAGAAAGACAAAAAGGCTAAAGGTGATCAATAGAAAAGAGTATGAACTAACACCCTGTTGGTTTATATTTTTTAACCAAATTTTAGATTGTACTAAATTAGTAGACTATGGTTTATAATTTGCATAAAGGTATATTTAATATAAATTTAGTTTTAATTACTTAAAAAGGGGATGCATAAATGAAAAAACTTTTATTAGCAACACTAACGGGAACTTTATTACTGGGTGCATGTGGTAATACATCAGGTAGTGAAGAAAAGAAACAAGAAACTACTACTAAAGAAAAAAGTAATAATAAAGAAGTAAACAAAAAAAAAGAAGTAAATCAATATAACAAAGAATTAAGAGATTATTTAAGTAAAGATTTTGGGAGTTATGAAATTTTATTTAACTATATCTTTTCTTCTCAAGATGGTGATGAAGACCCCCAAGATGTGATTGATGCATACAAACAATATTCAAATGAATTGAATGAAAACTTAAAAATTCATGAAAATAATATTAAAAACTTAAAAGGGAAATCAAACGAAGAAAAGTTAAATGATAGTTTTGTTGGTATAAATAAAACTTTTTCTGAATTTTTAAGTGGTGTTGCACAAGAAATGGAAAAACTTCAAAACGAGACAATTACTTCAGAAGAATTCGATAAAAATATAGAAGAACTCCAAAAAGATATGGATAATAATGTAGATAAGTATACATCAATTTCAGATGATATATCTACTGATGAACTTGAAAAAATAATAGGTAGCGATTTATTTAAAGAATATGAAAGGATCTTCAATAAATATAATGAAGATGATATAGCAGATGAAACTGAAAGTGGTTTAGAAGATGACGGAGACAGTGAAAGTTCTGATTCATTTAATGTAGCTGATGATTTAAAAGAAGTTAAAAAAGAAGACATTACCTATACTCAACAAGTTGGTAGTATAAATGTTAATTTTAAAGAAATGAAAACTTACAAAGTTAAAGTTACTGAGGATAATGAATACGAATTTGAAAACTATAATGTTGGAGATACTGCTTATCTTTTAGGAATTGAACTAGAATTAGAAAACACTTCGGAAACTCCACAAGAATATTACATTGATCAAGCAACGATTATCACAAATAACCAAGAACAAATTGAACCTTCAATGATAACACCTAATAAGATTATAAAAACTGACTTAAAAGGGAAAGTTAAATCAAGTGGCATGATCTATTATGAATTAGAAACATCTACAGCAGATGACTTAGAATGGCTAGATTTTATCTTACCTGAAATGTATGATGATGAATCAATGGATGTTACTTTTGAAGAGAAAAAATTACGTTTAGAATTTTAATAACTTTAATTTAGCTGACCACTAAATATTTTGGTCGGCTTTTATTTCAAACTAAAACCGAACATATGTTCTTATAAATTGGAGGAATAGGACATGAATACAAACACATTAATTGAAATACCAGAAAGATATAAACAATTTAGAACTGGAATATCAAAGTTTGTAACTTCAAGAGATAACAAAAGAATAGAAAATAATGACCAAGCAATCATTATTTACTTTGATGAAACGGACAACGTTGAACCTTTGCTGTTCGATAAAGATATTGTAGTTATTAATGATGAAATGAACGGTACTCCTTTTAACCAATTTGTTGCCGAAATTAATTTTATTGAATCAGATAGATTTGAAATTAGAAAACTATCTAATTATGTAGCTATTAATAACACCCGCTACTCTATTGAAGATATAAACAACGTAAATATAATCGGTAAAGTGATTAAGTTAATTAGATCATTTGATTAGATTTGGAGGATATTTTATGAGAGTCGAAGATATAGTGAATGATATCACTGCGTATACAATTTTAGATAACAGTGATTTGAATATAGAGTTTTTAAGCAATATCTATAACATTCTAGTCGTTTATAACTCCCCTATTACACTTTATGCCAAAGTAAGAAACAGAGATGTTATATTCGTCAAAAATGATACTACAGAAAATATGTGGAAAGCATTTTGTCATGAATTTGCACATTTCCATTTGCATTTTGGTAATCAAACGAAAACTAAAAATCTATTTAATTTCAAACAAGAAGCAGAAGCAGAAAAGTTTTCTTTATTACTACGTATGCCTGAAAGATTAATCGTTACAAATGAGTTATGGACTGCTGAACAGCTTGTATATTACTTTAAGGTAACGTATTTAGAGGCATATAAAAGACTAGAGATGTTAATCAATAGAAGCAAAACACATCCTTTAGTTGGTATTAAATCGATTTGATGTAATTTTGGAGGTATAAAAACATGTGGTATGAAGAAAGGGTTTTAAAAAATGGAAAAACAACTTATAAATTTTATGAAAGATATAAAGATCCACTTACTAATAAAAGTAAAAAAGTAAGTATAAGTATGAATACATGTACAAAAAAGGCTAAAAATGAAGCTGTGTTATTGCTAGATAAAAAAATAAATTCTATTATTTCAAATAGTAATACACAACAATTAAGTACTTTAACTTTTTTTGAGGTCTGTGATGAGTATTTTAAACACTACAAATCGACTTCGGGTAATAAATACAATACATTTTTGAGTAAAGAAAGTGAACTCAAAGTATTAAAAAAATTATTTAATAGTGATGTGTTAGTTCAAAAGTTAAATTTATCTTATACTCAAAAGCAATTTGATAAAATTCTAGAATTAAATATCGCTCATGAATATAGCTATAAGATATTATCCTTATTTAAAAACATAATGCGATACGTTAATAAATTTTACAACTTAGAAAACATATCTTTCATTGATAACATTACTCTACCACGAAAAAGTTTATCAATAGAACAAATTAGAAATAAACAATCATTTTTCTTGGAAAATTCAGAGGTTAAATTAATAATTAATAAAATACTTGAAGATTACCAGGCACTTAATAGATTAGATAGCAAAAGAATTCGATTTGTAACTGCATATATCATTGAATTTATGTATCTAAATGGCATGAGGGTCGGAGAGCTATTAGCTATTAAAAATGAAAATATAGACTTTGATAAAAAGGAATTAATGATAGAAGGAACTATTAATTGGAAAAAGTCCAATGGTGGCTACGGTGTTAAAGATACTACTAAAAATGAATATAGTACTCGTAAAATAAATATTAATAATAGAAGTTGCCAAATATTAAAAACACTTATCCATGAAAATAAAAAATTGCAACTTTATAATAAATCATATATTAATCGAGGTTTTATTTTCACTACAAGTAAAGGGAACCCTATCTTTATTTCTCAAATAAATAAAATATTAGAAGAAGCTGTAGATAAAATTGATTCGATCAATAAAAAAGTGACTACTCATATATTCAGACACTCACATATAACTCTTTTAGCTGAAATGGGAATTCCTTTAAAAGTTACTATGGATAGAGTTGGTCATAATGATCATGATACTACTTTAAAAATATACTCACACGTATCTGAAAAAATGTCCAAAGAGTTAGTAAATAAGTTGGAAAATATTAATATCGTATAG